TCATCTGTTTTCTCAATTTGTTCCATACTGTTTGTTGTTTTTAATAGTTAATAATTTGCTAATATAGACAGTTTCTGTCAACTAGCACTATATTAACAAGTATATGTATAGTGCTAGTGACGTTAACATTCTGTTTACTCTATTTTAAGCGCCTCTCTTATGGCTTTTACCATATCTGTTTGAGATGGAATCGCTTCGCTCACTTTCTTTTCTGAAGGATCCGCAAACACCGCCTCCTTTTGAGGGGAGGCGGGCGGCTCCTGTTCTGCCTCTCTCCTGATCCTTTCCATATTATCAATGTCTGCCCTGAGATTGTCACGGAATTCTTTGATCTCTATAGGATCCATCTGTTCAAAATCTGGTACTTCCATATCTCCGAAGTATTGACCTTCACGCTCTTGTGGTAATGGCATACCTCTTGAATGCTGCTCTAATAGCTTACGTAAACTAGGAGTTGTATTTGGAACGGTGATTTTAGGCTCCGGCCATTGACTAATCGATTCCTTTGGGGTACGCCTTCGCGCCCAAGTTAAGTGACTCATTTTTTTTCTTTTTTAGTCTGTTGTTATGTAAATATTGTTTGTGCTCTTTTTCCTCGAGCTCCTTTTTAAAGTCTTCAATCGGAGGTAGTAATTTAATCCAATCTCGCTTTTTTCGGTCTACTATTTTTTTCTCCTCTTCGTTAAATAACTTTTCCCGGTAATATCTCGGTATCGGGTATTTAAACCCTTTTTCATCCTGAATATAGGTCGGCAGATTCTTTTTAAAGAATCTTTTAACCGAATCATTTTCTATGTAAGATTGTCCTAATCCTTTTGACATAAGTAAAAAAGGTGCCTCTTGATCCTCTCCTACATCATCTACCTCTTTAATAATGTATTTTAAAACGTAGGCTATAGAACCTTCGGTAACTGTACCAATGTGGATAAATCCATTATTCCAATGCTTGCTAATTGCCTCTTTTGTACTGTTAAATATAATTGCGTGATAATGTGGACGCTCCGTGAACTGATCTCCGTATTCACCGGCTGCGAGGTATTTAACTTTTTCCGGTGTTTCATGCCTAATCCTTTTTATAAAGTTCTGAAAGTCTTTTTTATAAAGCGTTGGTTCACCTAGTCCGTTGTCTACTACATTTTCCTCATCGTATGTAAGTGTAATGAAAAATGCAGAGGAGGCCGACTTAGCCTCCTCTTTTAATCTAAAAATCCACTGCCGAGATCTTGACTGTTTACACTCTAGGCATTGTCCGCATGGTACTGCTATATACCTGGTTTCCCAAGGGTGTTTCTCCCAATTTGGGTTCACTATCTCAACTGGTGCTCTACATGCCATAACTATATATTTGGTATTGCAAATCTAGGCATTGGTCGCAATGCTTTAATATCGTGCGCAACGTGGCACCAGAGGTAATCGGTCCCATCCTGAACGGCAAATATCCTATCAAATTCCTCGTCTACTGCCGGAGAAGCTACACTTAGAAATCCTTCCGTAAGACTTGGTATTGCCGGAAATTTCCTAGCAAGTGTCCAGAAGTCTAACGTTGTATTAAAGTCTCCGGCAACTTTTGAATAATTCATCCGATAATCCGAGTACTGAGGTGTATAACCAAAAACATCTTCATTGTCCATCACATCTACTGAATCTCCCGAGTAAACTAGTTCACTCTGATAAATTGGCATTTCTCCCAAGTGTGCGAATGACGACCAGTAATAGTCTAACCGATCCTTCCGATGTGTAAAATGTCGTGGCATCCCTTGAAAATATGCTGGTCTCGGCCTGACTGACATAATGCCAATTATCCATCCGTGCTCTTCACAAGTATACCGATATCTGCCCGAATAACCGGCTGAAATACCATGACCTGCCATTGTAGCCAATGCCGTCCCTTCCGCAGGGGTGTCTGCTGTCTGTAGTACTTCGCTTATTTGTACTCTGTTTACGCCACCTCCTATGAGTTCTGGCCGATCTAGGCGGTAATCCCTCACTCTCTTTCCAAAGTGCGCTAGAATCGATTCTACGTACCTCGTACCGCCTCTTGCATTTCTTTCTAACCACTCCTGAAGTCTGAATGCTGTTCTAAGATCCTCTATTGATCCTGATCCTAATGATAATTCTGAAGTTCTAGCCATCCAACCTGATGCTTCCGCGTCAAAGTTTCCCGGCTGACCGCCTCCTGATCCTCTTAATGCAGATTCCGCTGATCCTGATAACAAGTTACCATCTGCCATAGGTGCACCCGTTGTTCTCACTAATTTTGCCTGGGGAACCGAACCCGTACCTACACCCAAAGTATAAACCGGTGTATCTTCATCAAATCCGAAGGGTATCATCATTGATAATCCTTGCTGCGGCCAGGGTAATGCAGATGCGAAATAGTCCTTTGTCCAAGATCTGTACCGTATAGTTGACCAGTCATCCGGTGCACCTGATCCTGCAGTATATGTATTTTGACCAGATGATAACATTTGTTGCTCTCTATCCCATGATGGATAAGTAACATTCCTATCTCTGAAATATTCGAGCCAAATTCTTTGGTATGCCGCAAAAGGTAGCGCATTTAACTGCCGATCCGGCCGATCTGTTGTCGTATCTGAATAACCAACCAACGGTGCATCTGATGAAGGCATGCCCATATAATCTGGTAATGACGAATTGCCAGTTTCGGCATCCGTCAATGCTATCCAAGGCGGTACTATATCATTAGGCTCTGGACCTGGTGTAGGTGTACCAGTTATAAACCGTTCCCATTCAGGCCATAAAATCCTATTTGGTACGAAGAAAAAATGTGTATAGCAATCCACCTGGTGCATAATTGGTGCGAGCATAGGCGCAAATCTTATCATTGCCTGCGCGTTGTGCGTCCACCGGTCGGATGGCAAGCACTCTTGTACATGTATCGGAACCAGCTGTCCGAATTTACAGCTGAATTTGAAATCATAACCCATATTGAACACATTCTGACGAGGTGCTTTTAATAGGGTTGAGTTAAATAAATTAGACATTTTGTTAATGTGTTAATTGATTAAAAAAACCGGGCACTTTTGCCCGGTAAACCAAAACTTAACCTCATGAAAAACCTAAAGTCTTATTCCTCCTCTGGACATACTGTAAGTTCTTCGCCTTCGTCCCGCGCGTCCTCGACGACGGGAACGTCTAAATGATCTCCTAAATGCCATTAATTTGTTTTTTAAATGTGAAGAAATAATTTACCATAATTTGAAGTTGCTTTTTATCCATTCTACTCCTTTTCCTATCGGGTTATCTCCAAATGCTTCTATAAGTATCTGGCCTAGAAATCTGAGTACAATTGGATCATTTGGATTTAGTCCAGCTTTCATAAGCTTATCCCTTTCATTGTTCATGGAGTTTAGTAAATTTTGTCCTCTTAATCCTGCCTGCTTTAGTTGCATTTCTATTGTGTGTAATTCCATATCTCTGACATTCTGATTGTATGTTGCCGCGTCTTGATTCTCTACTACGTTCGCTCCTGAAATAATGCGCTTTATGATTGACTCTTTTGTCGTGTAGTCGATATCGAGATCAAATGCTTTCTTTAATTGCTCTAATTGCTTTAATGCAGATTCCTGCAGTAATAATGTGTTTTGTGCTCTGAAATTGTCGTTTTGTAGTCCTTTAGCCTCCAAGTCTACATAATCGCTTAACATTGCAGCAGCTGGTCTCTCTGGTAATTGTGGCGCTTGTCCTTGCCATTGTGCACGTCCTGGTGCTGATGGAGCCGATGACGAATTTGCAACGGCTCCGGTACCGTACACGAGGTGCGGATTTAATCCGGCCTCTCGTAATCTGGCCATTTGTGACGATGGGTGATTGTATTGATTGTTCATTCTCCAAAACTCTAGTTCTGTATCGTATTGTCGTTCTCGCTCTTTTTTAGCGAACAATCTATTGAATATGTTTTGACCTAATTGAGCCGCTGTATTGAAACCTCCAGTTGCCAAGTCTACCGCTTGGCCTAGTATGTTCGGTTTCTTTGTTGGTGGTATTGACATTTGTTAATGATTTGAATTTAAGTTAATGGTTGGATCCTCACACCTCAAGAAACAAAGGTATTGGAAGCCTGCAAAAATGGGTGCATAAACCGTCTTATTTCACTACGTTCCATGCGACTATTTATAACCCATCTTTTGCCTGCTTCCCATAATTTGGTTTCTACGAGGTGTGATTCTCCCTGGTGTTTAAGTCCAATAAAGCCCTATCTGTTTGCTCTCGCTAAGGCTAGAGGCGCAACGGGCTTTATGGCATTGCGGGTTGTTCCAACCCGACAGCGCCTCTTTCGCTCTGGCTCTGCTCTTTTTTCCGGAAATCGTCTTTATCCGGTGTCCATTTTCTTGTTGTTTCTTCCATAGGCTGCCAAGGATCTTGTTCTGGATCGAAATCTACTCTATCAAATAATCTTTGCTCTATGACAAATACTCCTTGCTTTGCGTGGTACTCTATCCGGTAATGACCGGTTGCGAAGATGAAATCTTTTTCCCACTTCGCCTCTCTGTTTGGTTCATCGTTAATCAAGTTTCTGAGTGCTGATAGGATGATCTTATAGTCATCTGTTTTCTCAATTTGTTCCATACTGTTTGTTGTTTTTAATAGTTAATAATTTGCTAATATAGACAGTTTCTGTCAACTAGCACTATATTAACAAGTATATGTATAGTGCTAGTGAC